TACTATATTTCCTCCGTCAATTATAAAGTTAGGGTCATTAAATACTCTGTATTGAAAGTCCTCTAAGTTTTTATAGCCTCCGCATGATTTACATTCATCTGAGCAATATATATTTATTGCATCTAATAATACTACGATTTCATCCACAAAGCTTAACTCAACAGCATATGCTAAGTTTACTAAAATTGAATGAGCGTTAATTGTCTCTTTATTAATCTCGGTAAGACATCTATTTCCTAGATTCTTATCAACTATTCTTTCAACGATGCATTCCTTAAATCTTGTTAGGTCTGCTGTTACATCAATTGATATTTCATCAGGGTCATCTGCCTGTAAATAATAAACGCCGTCAAAGGCAACCTCTCCTATATCAGCTAGTGTTATAGTTAGTGTCTCCGTTGCGGCGGCTGTTAGTTTAGCAGATAAATCTATAGCAAGACTAAAATCTTTATAATCAAAATTTTTCCACAACCTCAGTAAGGTTATAGTGGCTGCATCTGTTATAGTTACATCCATCTGAGTCTTATCCGCTGAGATGGTAAAATTAGTTATTTGCATCTTTATCTAAAAATAAAAAGGAGAGAAGAGTTTTAGGCTCGACTCTCCTTATGTTAATTATATGTACTACTTCTATACTACTATTATACTACTGGTAAATCAGCAGGCACATTAGCAGCTCCTAAGATAAGTTGAAGGTCATCTAATACTAAATTTGTATTAGCATTCAAAGCCAAAGTATCTGTTACTTTATCCACAAGGATAGTAAGTACTCTTGGTTGCTCTTCTAAGGTAGGAGAGATTCTACTGTCTTTATAACGGATATGAATCACATTATATACAGCAGCAGCTGTAGCATACGTAGGAGTTCTCTCTGTAAAATCAGCAGGGAAACCTGTTTGTCTGTATACTTCATACTTGTAGCCTTTTGTGAACCATTCTAAGTTGATTCCATATTTGGCTGTTCCAACTCCAGGATGGTTTAAAGTATCAATTGTTGTAGCTAACAAGCCATTGTTTTCGTGATTAACAGCTGTATTGTCAAATTGTTTAGCAGATACATCAAATTGAATTTGACGTCCTGTTATTTTTCCTACAATAACTGGTTGTGCTAATCCTGTTACAGTGAAGCTATCAGCATTAACTGTTGCAGCAACTATTTCACCACCACCTCTACGAGTAAAGTTAGCGTTTAGAGAATCTATAATACCGTCCTGTATAATCTGGTCAGTAATACCTGCAACACTTGCTCCAGTTACATAGTAACCAGTTACAGTTGCAAAGTTCTCTGGAGATAAACTACCTCCATCTTCTGTAATTCTTACTTCAACAGCATAAGTAGTATTAGCTACTATATTACCTGTAAAGCCATCTACAGTTACTTCTTTTAAAGTCTCAGCTAAAAAAGTATGAATTGATACACTCTCCACTTTATCAGCTTTGATTGTGTCAGTAAACTCATAGTTAAGTCCTTTTGCAGCACTACCGCCTGTTTTTTGGAACACTTTAAAGTCCTCGCCAGCAGCAGGTGCAGTACCATCCGCAGATAGTATCTTAATTTCTTGGTCTGAAGCAGTGGAAATAAAGGTTGCTAAAGTTGTTTCACCAGCTACAGCATTCCCTATGATTAATTCCTCTACTTGGTTTGGTCCAAATACACTCATTTTTGTTAATTTTTAATTATTAATTATTATTCATTTCTACTATTCATTTGAGTTTTAACTGCTAGCTTGTCTGGGCTATAATCTGCAGTTGCCATCTCACATGCACGCTTTAATATTTCACTATGTACGTTACCACTCAACTGACAAGTTTGAGGTTGTGATATACCATCAATCGTTAAAGTTTCAGTAGGATACTCAGTGAGTAAATCTACTAGCACTATAGGTTCAGGATAAAGTAGGTATCTAAACTTATACTCTGTTAAAGTATATGGAGATATTAACTCCACGTTTTGATTACTACCTGACTGCATAAAGTAATCCAATCTCCACACCACTGTTTTATCAGGTTGCTTAAATGGATTTTCTTCTTGATAGTTAAACTCATCATGAGTCTTTGGTACAACTTTAATATATGTACCATCTATACATGCATCAGTTGAAGACACTAGAGCCTTCTCCTGTATAATTAGATATGTGTTAGCGGGAACTCTAAAAAATATAGAATCATCTGAGATACTCTCCGTTGAAGAAACTACTGTAGTTGATTTACTATTACGTATCAACTCTTTTAAATCATTTCTTCTTTTGGTGTTTTGCTCAAACCCCTTCTTATATTTATTCCCTGCTGGATTATAGTAATTGTTTACTATTTCCAACTGAGCTCTCGTCAGATAAACTGACTTTTCATATAGGTCAATAGGTGGTGCTGAATTTGTAGCAATGCTATTGTAAAATATGTCAAACTCATTTGAGAATTCCGCTATTGTCATAACTTATTAGTCCTTATCTATTCTTGCTTCTATAAAGAGTCTTATCTCTTGATTTTTATCATCATTCAAAAATCTAACAGCTGCAGCGAAGGTTGCTATCTCACCTGAAGTACTTAATATAATTCCATCATTGGTACTATACTGATTTCCTTCTTTTAAAATAACTCTGGCTTCCATACCACGATTAATTAAAGCTTTAGTTTCAAAATTAGGGTCTTCAACAACATCTAAGAAAGCCTTAGGAGCTGTATCAACTATTGCTATTGGGTTATTAGTTAATAGTTTTAATACAGATATTAATTTACCTTTATCGTCTTCTATTTTACCATACAATTTGAATGCTTTTTTCTTAACATCAAGTTTCTTTTTCTTCTCATCTTGAACTTCTCCAACCCTTGTTATAGCAAATCTATATTCTGGGTTTAGATTTCTAGCTTCCCAATCAGGAGCTATCTCGTTTGTACATGCCATAAGAATTTTATATGATATAAAATCCATAGGGTCCCATAGTTTAAAATGATTACTAGCATCGTCTTTAAACAAAGACACAAAGAACGTCTTAAAAAAATCGCCATAGACTGATAAGTTTAGTCCTGTGGCTTCTTCTAAGTAATTCTTTTCCGCTTTTGTTAATATGTTAGCAATTGCACCATTAGATTGTATTGGTGCTTGATACTTGAGTTTGGATTTACTCATCATACCGCCAGCAATAACATGGTTATCTGCGACATGAGCTGCCATCCCTTTTTTTCTTGCAATAAACTTTACTATAATTTCTTCATTAGGTAAAGTAAATTCCACGTTTTCTATTACTCCAGAAACAGTATAGTCTCCAGTTTCTTCCTTAAATTTTGTTTTCATTTCTCCCGTTTTAAATTAATGTCAAATAAAGCAAAGGGGTAAATAATATACCCCTCTGCTCTTTATATACTTCTTAGAAGTTAATCTAAGATATTTGGTTTTAAAGTTGCAGTTCTAGAAGGGTCTTTAACCATTGCACCAGTTCCACACATTGCGGTCATGATACTAGAATCTTCCATATGTTGCATTGTTCCACCCTTACGTCCTGTGTATGGGTCTCTAATACCAGCTTTATATCCTCTTAACTCATCATCCCCACGGACTTTGATTTTTTGGATATTAGGCTCTTCCATAGAACCAATATACATGATGTCATATCTGTAAGATTCAGCTACTCCTCCGTTTGGATGGAATATTTTGTTTCTTACTTTGTCATCATACATTGGGTCAATTTCTAACATCACATGAATTCCATTCGGAGCTTTCCACTCTGTAAACTGGAATCCAGCTGAGTAAGAATTCGCATGGAATTTAGATGAAACTTTCGTGATTGCATTAGCACCTGTATTATCAAATCCTACTGCAGTCCATCCTGAAGCTTCAGTGGTAACAGCTCTGTGGAACTGTGTTGCACCTCTTTCTCCAGTACGTAACATAAATTTACGTTCACCAAAGTCTAGTTTACCTTCTGCTAATTCAGAAAGCAAATCTTCAAGCATAGAGATAGAGAACGTATTATAAGAAGTAGTATTACTAACTTCCATTTGCTCTCTAATTCCAGAACCTGCTTTAATTTCAATGTTTGATTTTCCTTTGTTTAAGAAACGTCCGTTTTCATCTCTGTTTGTTTTACCAAACATTAATGTACGAGCCTTAACTCTAGACATTGCTTTTTCAAATTGCCAGTACACTTCTTGCATCCATGTTACGGAGCTGTGTACTTTCCCTGTATCAGGGTTTCTGGTTTCTATACCTGCAAAGTATACTGGTTTAATTTTGCAGTCAATCATTGCTCCTGATACTTTATGCTCAAAACGTAGTGTTGATACACTATTTCTAAGTAAGTAAGGAGATGTGAATGCAATTCCAGCACCTTCTGTAGATAGTTCATCTTCAACGTAAGCTGATTCAACACTGAATCTTACTCCGTTTATTAAATCACTACCAGGTACTCCACCTAATGTTTCTTGTCCACCAAAGATTTCTGCTTGATAACGATAGTTACCTCCATCTTCAATGCCATCACCTAATAATCTATACTGATATAAGTCAGGCTTGTTACCACCTAACACTTGTACTTTAGTAAAGTACTTTTCAGCAAAGATTAAATCAATGATTGTTCTTCCAGCACCTACGCCAGAATCACCGCCAACAACTGTTGAACCTTGGTATTCTGCAGATACAAGAGCAATATTACGTTCGTCACTTCCAACAACTTTCCATACAAAATCATCAGATGATTCAAGTACTTTTTCTGGGAACATTGATAACGTAGTATCTAGGTTTTTCATTCCAGAGTTCTGTAAAAGAACAGTAGTAAGTGGCGAAACTAATTGCGGTTGACTTCCGAAGATAGCACCAATATGATTCTTAAGTGTTAGTCCAGACCAGGATTTTCCCTTGGTCATAACAAATTTTCCTAAACTCATAATTAATTAATTTCTGTTTATATTATTATTTTTAATCGAATACTAATTCTGTACCAAATCCTTCATAATCATTACCACTTGTGTCTGTGAACGCTGGGTCTCCGCCTAATTCAAACTTGTTAGAACGTAATGCTCTTTCTAGTTTAGTTGCAGCTGTTGAAGTAGATTTGGTTGTTAACTTACTCATATTCTTAAATCCGTTAGTTAACTCATACATGTAATACATTTTAATATCAAAAGCTATTGGGTCTGCACGTCTATCTGCCATTAATTTATTCTCAGCTATTCCGTCATTCTCACTTACTATTTCAGTAATACTTTTGTATACTTTATCTTGCATTGCTTTAGTTACCTTTTGTCCTGTTACATATTCATCAGAATTGTAAATAGAATTTTTAAGGTCATTATCAATCTTTTCTTGATTGGCAGCGTATGCTACTGCTTCTTGTTCTCTTGTTGCTGCTAGTTTCTCCATGGTAGCTGCCTCAAATGCTTTTAAACTTGTTAATGATTCCATAGCATCCTCTATTACTACGTCCTCTCCAGCATCTACAGACTTATTTAAAATACGCAGGGCTCTTCTTTCGTCCATCCCTTGATTTATATAATCCTGTAAGATAATTTTTTTTGATAATTCTAAATCATTAGTTAATGTATCTTCATCAATACCTTCTAATGTTTGTACGTTATCATTGAACTGTTGTAGTTCAGCGACTGTTACACCTTTTTCTAACGCATCAAATCCCTCCTGTCCTATCTTATTTACTATATAAGAATTACTTTGGTTGGATATTTCACTTTTAAGTGCTGTCGTTAAATCGTCTAGTGTTTCAATCTTAGTCTCTTGAAGGTCTAAAGAGGGTAGTAAGCCCTGTTCATTGAGAACAGTTGCAAAGGAAGAATATAAGTTGGGAGAATTTTCTTGCTCACCATCCTCTGTTTCTAAACCTTCTTCCTCAGCTACTACCTCTGGAGTTTCCTCCTCACTCAGGGTTTCTTGTGCAGGAGGTGTATCCTCCTCTATTTCTTGTACAGCTTCTTCACCTGGAGGTGCTGGAGCTGGGTCTTGTCCTAGATTAATCATAGGTAAGTCTAAATTGAGTTCCAAATCTTGTTCCTCAAATAGACTCATGTCTAATAAATTTTCATTGTCTGCCATAATATTCTCCCGTTAATTTACAAATATACGATATTTTTAGTCAAAAGTCAAGCGATTTGACTAAAAATGTTAATTTGGCTATCATCGCCTAATAGCTATTTTGTTATTTAGTAGTTGTCTCCTTTAGGTATATCTTTACCTGTTTTAAGTAATCCTGACTTAAGTCCTTTTTTAATAAACTTCTTTCTTTTGCGAGCTGTTTTTTTTGCTATTCTAGCTGCTTCTCTTTTTTTTGATGCTTCTGTATACATAATTTTATTTTGATGTTGTACTTGGTTTTTGTTTTGAAACTGCAATCTTCTTATCTTCCCTAACCATTTTATCTCTGTGTTTTGACATATCTTGGTCTAGTGCTTTCATTTTAGTAACTAAATCATTTTTTACCTTATCTCTATCTAAATCAAGTTTACTTTCCTCTAATGGACTTGTAATACCATCTCCTTCTTCATCTCCAGTAGGATTTAGTTGAGCAATCATTAGTCTAGTATCATTATCTCTTATGTTGATAGTATCTGTTGCTTCTATTTTTTGTTGTTCTAAAGCCATAGCATCTTCTTGTGCTTGCCTAGCAATTTTATTTTGTTCTTCACCAGCAGCTGATTGTTGTGCTTGTATTTTTTCTTCAGCTATTTCTATTTTCTTACGCATATCTGCTAAAGAAGGACTGAAGTATATATCCATTATAGTTCCCATACTACCACCATTCTGCATGAATGCTTGAGCATTTTGTTTTAACATTCCTTCTAATTCCATTGCTTTAGAAGAAGAAGTACAAACTAATCCATAATCATTTTCAGAGAAATCATCTCCTTCTATGTTAAGCATCTCAATCGTTTGGTCGTCTAATATGTATTGAACTTTCTTATTATCTCCTCTTAAAGCTATTTTAGCTGTTTCAAGGAATGCTGATAATACTCTTAACTTAAACTTCTCATGTTTGTGGAACCAGTATTCAGTTACATGTGAGGACTGATTAACAGAACGCTCAACACCTGATGCAGTTTCATTTTGATGAATAGCTCCTTCTCTTTGTTTAGATACACCTGCTATTTCAGACATCTCTACTTTAACAAATTCTAAGAGTTGTATATGTTGTTGGATATAACTACCAGTTTCCATATCAATAGACCTTCCACCAACACCTTGACCAACACCACCTGCTAATTTACCTGTTGCAGCTCCTTGTTGTCCTTCTTTAAAAGAATCAACTACTGCTATCTTATTAACAATAGCAAAGTGTAACCATTTCTCTATTTCCCAATTGTCTGGTACTTTAGCTAAATCTAGTTCAAATATTTTACCATAGTTAGTGGCTATTGCTTTGTTTAATCTATCCCACAATACATCATACATGTATTGATAGTTCTTCATTCTGTCCATTAAGGACACTGCCTTACCTTGGTTAGTATTATAGATTTCCCCTATAATTCCAGGGTGACAATAAGAAGGGTTATTTAATTTATTGAATTGTACAGCCTGAGGTCTCATTTGTACATA